TGCGAGTAAATTCGCAGAAGACAATAAGGTGATTGCTTGGGATTATTCGAAATATGATGTTCGGATGAATTCTCAAGTTACACGTGCAGTTCTTGCCTCTTTTATTGAGTTGGCAGAAGCAGGAGGATATGACCAATATTCACTTAAGATCATGAAGAATATGATTGTGGATTTGGTTCATCCTTTGATTGATTATAACGGTACTTTGCTAATGGCTTATAATATGAACACCTCTGGAAACAATATTACTGTTAACATTAATAGTGTGGCTGGATCCTTTTATGTCCGAATGGGTTTCTTTAATGTATACCCTAAGGAGAAGGATTTCCGCGCTTGTGTTGCAGCGATGACATACGGAGATGATTTTAAAGGCAGTGTTCATCCAAATTTTAGGAGTTTTGATTTCTTTACTTTCCAAAAGTATTTAGCAGATCATGGAATGAAGGTTACTTTACCTGATAAATCCGATGATGCTGTTGCTTTTATGGAAGATGAAGATGCTGACTTTCTGAAAAGGAAATCAGTTTATATTCCTGAGATTGGAACTTCGATTGGGTGTTTGGACGAAAATTCTATTTTTAAGTCTTTGCATTCAAATTTGAAATCGAAGAAGACACTACCTGAATCTGTAGCTGTTAGTTGCATTGAGACAGCAATGCATGAATGGTTCGCACATGGACGGGAAGTATATGAGATGCGAGCCGAACAGATGAAACAGATCTGTTCAAAAGTAAATCTCCCCGTTCCAGCCGTTTCCACTACTTTTGATGAGCGAGTGGAAAATTGGCTTTGTAAATATAAAAGCTCATAAGTCTGTAGTTACCTAGATGTATTAAAGGGACAGGCGTAATTTTCACAAGAGGTAGCACTTTTGTGGTGTATATAATACATTGTACACATTTTATATTTTTCCTTTCAATATTATGCGTAGTAAGATTCCGCGAACAATAGAGTCTTTTGTGAGTAGGTGGAGCTCTATAATTCCACAAGCTTCGGATGAAGCGAATTATGGTATCTGGGGATACCTTGGAGCTATTTCTTTGTATATAGCATACGCAGTTTTGAAAGATGTGCGTAATAGCTCCTGTTTGATAGAAAATCATTGTTGTGATAAGGAAACTCAATCAGAAATAGAATGTCAGTCTCAGGAAGTACATCCTGGGCAATTTCCTAAAAACAATCATGTCGGAAGTTTTGAAACGGACACACAACGTGTACATATAGTCCGTATGACCGACGAACAATGGTTTGCCTATCGAAGATGGCGTGATATGAAGTCACGTTACCAACCTCAATCTGAGGAAGTACCAACAACTCATCGTGATACTCAAGAAATTGCGATGGGGATGGGAGAAGGTACCGAACAAAATGTTAAGTTTATCGATACACACCCAGGTTATGTGTTGGAAGAAAAGAGTAATTTTGATCCATTGCGTGATCATGCTCTTGAATCCGATGCAAGTCTGGATGAATTTTTCTCTCGCCCTATTAAGATTGCGAGTTACGATTGGGCTGTTGGTTCATCGATTCACCAACGGTTTAATCCGTGGAGTTTGTATTTTGAGAACCCACGTGTGATCAATAGGATTTCCAATTATAAATTGATGCGTTCTAAATTACACGTTAAGGTTACTATTTCTGGTAATGGTTTCCATTATGGTAGGGCAGTAATGTCTTATAATCCTTTACCAGAATTGGATGAGATGACAGTTGATAGGGCTTTTGTTGATGCAGATTTTATTGCTGCTTCACAACGCCCTCATGTCTATCTTGATCCAACAAACTCTCAAGGTGGTGAATTGCTTCTACCTTTCTTTTATCATAAGAATGTGATTGATATCACTGATGATGGTTGGAGTGAATTGGGTGAGATGGTGATCAATGATATTCAGACTCTTAAGCATGCAAATGGAGCCACTGATGAAGTGACTATTAATGTATTTGCTTGGGCTGTTGATCCTAAGTTTGCTATTCCCACTCAGAAAGAACCTTCAACTATCACTGCTCAAGCTGCTGAGGTTGAACCTCAAGCAGGTGATGAGTATGATAAGAAAGGAGAAGGAGCTATTAGTCGTGCGGCAGGTGTTATTGCTGCTGCGGCTGGTAAGCTCACTACTATTCCTCCCATTGCTCCTTTTGCAAAAGCTACTGAAATAGGTGCTAGTGCAGCAGGGGCTTTGGCCACGCTATTTGGATATTCCAGACCAGCGATGTTAGAGTCATGTCAATACCGTCCTAATACAAAATCTAATTTTGCTGTTACCAATGTGTCGGATGACGTAGTTAAGCTTTCTGTGGATGCGAAACAGGAGCTTTCGATAGATCCTCGAACTGTTGGTCTTGACAATGTTGATGAACTTGGTATCAATTACATTGCAGGGAGAGAAAGTTATTTAGTTAACTTTCCCTGGACGTTGGGTACCGCATCAGAAACTTTGTTATGGAATGCAGTCGTGGATCCTGGTGTCATGCGCACAAATTCTGGTGAGTATCACTTACCAGCTTGTGCTTTTGCATGTATGCCTTTTCGATATTGGCGTGGTTCAATGAAATATCGTTTTCAGGTTGTTTGTAGCAAATACCACAAAGGAAGACTGAAGATCGTTTATGATCCTGCAGAAACTCCTTCTAGTGGAAATGCTGAATACAACACTGCTTATACGACAATCATTGATATCGCTGATACTACCGATTTCACAATTGATATTGGTTGGGGTCAAGAGACCACATATCGTGAACATTGGGATTTTGGTTCTGTGTCTACTACAATTATGCAGAATACATCCCGATTAGCTTACGATTCAAGTGTGACAACTGTTGGTAACGGTACTATTTCAGTATATGTTGTCAATGAGTTGACTGTCCCCAATACAACAGCAAATAATGATATTGCTATTAATGTCTTCGTTTCAGCAGGACCAGATTTTGAAGTGGCAGTTCCAACGATGAAGAATTTGCGTCGTATGAGAACTACTACGGATACTGTCCTTACTGCTCCTGAAGCCCTTGAGGTTGAACCCCAAGCGGCTGAGGATGAGAATGACGGAGACGAGACGGAGCGTATGGATTCGAAACCTCATCATTCACCAGTAGTTAATACTATGGCGGCTAAAACGTCGCTTACAGATAAAACTAATCTGGTACATTTTGGTGAGCATATTCGATCTATGCGTCAACTCCTCAAGCGTTACAATGTGTACGACATGATTAGGAGTAAAGACAATGGAGAGACAGACGGTGTTGATCAAATAATTACCATGTCCAGGGATTCATTTCCTTGGGAAGGTGGTTACACTGCTGCAGGTGGAGATCATACTTACACTTTGGTGAGTGGTTTCTACAAATACTCCAATATGACTTTCCATCGCTATCTTACCTTAGGGTATGCAGGATGGCGTGGAGGTTTCAGATGGGTCTATGATTTTTCAACATTTAATGATATTGGTCAAAGACGTTTACCATCTGTGTTTGTTGGTAACAGTACTTCTAGTACAACTTCTGACACTAATACACTTTCATTCGATCAACGTTTGGATAATACATTACCTGTTGGAATGGCTGACCATCTTGCTGATATGCAAGATATGGAAGGTCATGACGGTTATACGTTCCAAGCGTGTGAGGTTAATCCTACAGTCAGTTTTGAAGTACCATATTATTCCCAGTATCGTTTCTCGCCTGCAAAGGCTAGATGCGACTGGAGTGGTGCTAAGACTATTGGTATGCCTGAATATTGGATGAAAATTTGGTGTGAGAAAGGTACGGGTACTGAAGCCATCATTTCCCATTGTGCCGCGGCAGAAGACTTTTCATGTTATTTCTACCTTGGCCCTCCTGTCTTGTATGACGGAGGTTTGGGATTCCCCAGTTAAATTCCAGACTTAGTCTGGTCCTCTATGTGATGATTAGTTGATATAAACATAGAGAAGAGCCTATACGTCATGAGAGCCCATGACACGGCAGTACGCTAAGATACTGTCGTTGGCGATCTTTTGCTTGAATTTAGTTAGTCCTAATTTCAGTTCCGGTGAGAGATCGCCGGACAGTGCTAGTATCGTTTAACTAGTACCCCGAAAGGGTTTTATGGACTCAATTTAAGCAGGTCGTCAGAATATCGGACTACTGTACATAGCTAAGGTCACATCTACCGTTGGAAGCTATTGGACAGATTCTGGC